CAATGCACCAGTCACTGGACTTTTACCCATAGCAGCGGATCCTACAGCTCCAATAGCTGCTGGAATTAAAACCTCTGGACCAAGAGATGGTTGTAGAAAGTTTTTAATAATCCATACAGGATTAAAATACTTAAACATTATTTGCCAACCTTTCCTACTACATAGCAAATAGGTTCTAAAATAGCACGATAAACCATACCGTAAACATCACGTTTTTTACCACGTTTTTGTTTCCAGATATCAGCAGTTCTATGTCTTGCGATATGCTCTAAAACACCCCTTAAAATGCGTTGTAGGGCATTCTTTTGACCACTCTTGTAAGCATAGTTAACTAATGGTAAGAATAATGTGTGATAACCTTTTTCGTATGCTGGGTCTAAATCTTTAGATTGTGCTAACCAGATAGCATTACGGAAGCTACCAAAGCCATATTCAGCATTCATAGCTGTACATACAATCTTGCCACCACCTGATTGAGTAGTTTTTGTAACTTGACCCATTGGAGCACCATATGCAGCACCCAAGTAAGCTTGTAGTTTTGTATATGGTTTGTTTTGTTCAAATTCGTATCTAGCAATAGCATCTTCAAGAGCTTTTTGTGAGTAATCTTCTCTCACTTGACCAACATTCATAAGTTGGTTAATATCTTGATATCTAGCTTGAGCTAGTTGAGGAGCTTGTACTGCAGCAGCTTCTTGTCTTGCACGTTCATTAGCATAGTTTTGGTAAGCAAGTTCACCAGCTTTGTTAGTTAATGTTGATGCTAAAGTTTGTGCAGCTCTATTTTGTAAGTCTGCAGATACATTAGATCCATAACGACCTGTTAATGCTGCAGAGCTTTGTGCTTGTTTAATAGCATCATTGTAAGCTTGTGTAGCTGATTGTGCAGCTGGTCTCATTGCAGCTTCAAAGTATGGATTAGCACCTAGATATTGACCTTGTACAGTGCCTAATTGTTGATTTAATGCTGCTTGAGTTAAAGGGCTTCCTGCTCTAGCTTGTTGCTCTGCTAAAGATAATGCAGATTCTGTTTGAGCGGATGGGCTAACATAGGTTTGACCAGCAAAGTATTCAGGTGTAGTAGTTTGATATAGGTTTTTAGCTTCACCTAAACCAAATTCTACGAATGGTCTTACAGTAGGATCTAATTCGCTTCTACTTTCAGATGTGCCACCACCTCCAGAACCACCGCCACCATAAAATGTAAATGACTCCACTAAACTTGTAAGCCAATTAGATAAATTCAGTAATTTCATATTTCTTTCCTTAAAGTGTATATTCCCATGTTTGAGGTTTAAAACCCATTTGTCTTGCTTTACGTTCCCATCCACGTCTTTCAGAGTTGAATGTAACTTTAGTCTTGCCGCCTTGTTTTGCTATTGCTTGTATCTCTTGAAATGCTTGCATAAAGAGTGCCTCATCATTAAGTAATGACCAAGCAGCCCATACATGAAGCCTGTTTCCGATTGGTTGAAGTACTACGAATCCTACTGGTTTGTTATCTACAATGCCCATAAACAACATAGAACGTTGTTCAAAGCAATCACAATAAACGTCTTCAGCAATATAGTCTGTGTGACCTTTAGACCTGACTATTTCTAATCCATGTCTAATATATTCCCAATGTTGACGTAACTGATCTTTAGGTATATAATGTAATATCATCCTACTATTATATACCTATATGTCATATTTACCAGAGTATTTGCAGGGTGAGATATAGTTGCTTGTCCTTGACTCTGTGAACTAATATATGGAATTGTAAATAAATTAGTAGTAAATGAGTTAGCACTTAAGTATTGTAAAGTAGCTATAGCACTAGGTGTTGCAGGTCTAGTAGGGCTAGTTTGTGTTGCTAAATGTTCTATTGTAACGTCTGTAGAAGTAGTAGCCCACATAATTTCTACATAATCATTTTTAGCTAATTCTAAATAAAAATTTAATGCTGCAATAAGGTGACCATCTGTTCCACCATGACTATTAGGCACAGAGAATTTACTGTTAGAACCAGCAACATCTGTACCATTTTTTCTGAACCATACGTCTACGTCTTGTATAGCTACATTGTCGTTAGCAAATTGTAAACTAAATTGTAAGTTATAAAGACCAGAATAAGATACATTTAATCTTGAGCTATTACTTAAAGATGTACCTAAAGAATAATCTGTTGTATTAAATGTAACAGCATATGCAGCTGTTGTACTTGCAGCTGACTGATCTGTTGTATCTTGTACTGCTAAATATGGATAGTAGTTTGTAGCTGCTACCATAGTAATTGGCTCTAAACCAATATATGAGTTATAACCTATACGTTCATCAGTAATGGTTGTAGTAGTAGCACCACCTGTAGCTAAAGTAATCTCGCCTGTATTGTTAGACTTACCTTCTACAAGGTTGTTTACAATTTCAGCAACTTCTCTTGGATTTCCACCTGTCCAAGCAAGTTTACGGTACATGTCACTTCTAGACATTATCTATTTCCTTGCTCCGCATAATCTAAATCTATGCCAATAGCAGAAAACCAGTTAGCTCCTGTCGGTGTAATTTTAACTCTGTGATAACGACCATAACTTCTTACAGGTGCACGATTCTCTTGACTTGCTGCAATAGCTGTTGAATATGTAATTGTATCATCTAACATGCGTCTACTTGCTATTTGAACATTAGCAGATCCATTGTCTACAGATGGTCTAATAAGTGTTGCTACAGAGTTATAACCATACTCTAAATCGTTAGTAGTGATAGTTGCAGTGGCATTTGTACCTGTAAATGTAATAATTCTAGCATCTCTTACACCACCAAATAAGAACTTACCACCCTTATAAAGTCTATCGTCTAGTGTAGTTACAAGTGTATCTGTAGTTTTAGCTGCTGCAGATGATGCAGCCATATCTATAGCCACACCTGTACCTGAACCTGCACCTGTAGCTGTAAATAATACACCTACTGTGTTAGCGACTGCACCTATAAGTGTGTAATCTGTTGTACCTACACTTCTTATAGTGTATTGTTGACCTGTAACAAAAGAACCTGCTGTGACATTATAAGCAGAATCTATGCTATCTAAAGATGTTCCAGATGTTGCTAGTGTAGATAAATAATCTACGTCTGTATCAGCTGTACACCATTTTTTAGTTTCATAGTTATAGATAAGTAGAGAACGACCACCAGATACGTTAGTATAGTTCCAAATAACAAGGTTACGTTCTGGGTCTACTGCTGCTGAAATAGTATCAATATCACCAATGTTAGCGTTATTAAAGAAGTATCTGTCTACCTTTTCTGCACCAATTCCTACAACATTTTGACCATCGCATGAATAGAAACCATCATCTGATAGAACAATGGTGAGCCAATATATGACATACGCACAATGGCTTTTTCTAGGAATACAATACCAAATTCACCACCTGTAATACCTGTAATGTCACCACCGTCAGGTATATCTTGATAGTCTGATTGTGAAGCTCCACCTGCTGTCCAATCTGCAGGGTCATTAATATCTGACCATTGTACTCGTGTAGGATAAGATCCTGCACCAATATTAGCTGCAACTACAAAGTCACGAACTGCTGTAATGTATTTAGCGATAGGTGCTGCAGCAGCTAAATCTGCAAATAATGTAGATGAGTTTACATTATATGATTGTATTTTTTCAGATCCATTAGCAGCTAAAGCTAAAGTACCAAATTGTATAAATTGCCATTTGTTAATACCAGTATATCCACCAGATTTAGATACATCATCTAAAGATAAATCTGATGAATCTAGCTTAAATAATTTAGTAAGACCGCCTGCAAAAACTGATACATCATTATCTACTTTAACAGCAAATACATTAGTCAAATTTTCAGATGCGTTTGCAGAATAATTTACTGGTGATTTAAATGGACCATATCCTACAGCCAAAGGAATACGTTATTAGCTTCAGATACTGTGTCTAATATAGATGGTTGATCTGGTAACCATTCTTTAAATGCTATACGTTGTGTAGGCATTATTAAGCCTTCATAATAAATGCTAGTGCATAGTATGGTGGTAAGTTTTGGTCAGTACCACTAGAACCTGTTGTAGAAATAGATGTAGATACGGAAATTCCTGTAACTGCTGACCCTGAATTTTGGTCAACTCGTGTAGTATAATTGGTATGAACTGGAAAAATATTAGCACCACTTTGACTACCACCTACAATTGGAACAGTATGAGTATGACCAGGGTCTGACACGCTAGATGTTGCAGTATGTGTATGACTTACTACAATAGCATCTTTAGTGCCACCTGTTTGTGTATTAGAACCTGTAATTGAAGTGTTAGCAACACCTGCATTATCAACAGATGCACCAATAATAAATCTATTTCTTAAATCAGGAGTGCCACTAGATCCATTACATAATAACCATCCACTAGGAATAGTTGCAATAGTTCCTGACCACATCATAATCATACCAGCTACAAACGCATTACCCCATGTAGGTGTATTGCCAGAACCAGCTGATACTAATACTTGACCAGAAGTTCCTGCAGCACCATCTAAAGTAACACCGCCTGTAAGTGCTAATGTTCCAGAAACTGTAAAATTATCACCAGATGTTCCTGCTTGTTGATCTTTTAATTGTGCCATTAAACTACGAACAGCGTTGTTTAAGTTAGCTGGTGAACAACCTTCAGCAATGTTAATATTGCTTATATCGGTATTATCTGCTGCGGTTGATGAATATTCACTAATTTTTGTCTTTGCCATTTTTTACCCTTGTCTTAACCAAATGTCTGTGCTTGGAGTAACTTCAGTCCAAGTTTCTGTTCCTGCTGATACTGATGTCCATGTTTCTGTTCCTGCTGGTACAACTATCCATTCTTCACCTAATATTGTGCCTTTAGTAGTTACTGTGCCTATACCTTCTACATAAGCAAAACCTGCCCATGTAGCGTTAGGACTTGCTGTAACAGTAGCAAAGGCTGAAGCGAGTGCTATAGAGCCACCAGTAGCTGATACGATAGCTTCTGCGAATATAGAACCACTACCAAACTGCACTCTATTAGCTACAGCAGATACGTCTGCAAAGCCATTTATAACTGCGCTACCAAATACTAATGCACCACTTGTAGTAACTGTAACTGTGGCAGTAGCGTTTATACTTGCGTTAGATGTTCTAAAGCGTGTTGCAGATGCAGATACGGTTGCGTCTGCTGTTATGGCTGCTGATGCTTCTAGTGTTCTACCTGCTAATGAGCTAAAAGGAGCTTGGGAAAAACTAGCTATGCCAAACATTTATTGCTCCTTATTCGTCTGCTGGTAAAGGTGTATTTCCCTCGTCTAACCATTTAAGGTAGGCTTGGTAGTCTGTGTTGGCTGGGTCAAATGGGATGCAAGCTCCATCAGACAAACGAATAACACTATATTTTTTGCCATCAAAACTCATTGGTGAAAGTTTATACATTTATAGCTCCGAAGAAAGATTAAGCACACCTGTACTATTATTATAAACAAGACAAACTCTAAATTGAGCCGATGAGCCTGTAGCAGCATTACAATCTAATTCACACATTGCAGGAGTAGAATAATTTGTACCAATACTTGTAATCGTTCCTGTTGAAATTCCATCATACCATTCTAATGTGCTAGCAATTGTTGGAGTAGGTGTTGTACGCATCACAACAGGTAATGTCATTCCAAGACGACCCAAACTTGTTGCACTATTAACTACTCCACGCAAAGGGGGGGTAGAATATCTTTGAAAATACCTCTGACAATTAGCCAATTCCTGATTATAAAGTCTGCGTTCAAACGGTGTTGCTGTTGAGCCTATTTCTAGTTGGACACCTGTGATATACCATGTAGCTCCGTTAGTGCCTATAACTGATACTGTGCTTGTTGGTTGAACAAAATTACCAGCACCCCATGCTCCAGCTGTTCCACTAAATGTAGCCCCTGAACCAAGACCAAAACCTACATAAATACCAACAGTATTATCTGTAGCCCAAGTTCCAGAAGTATCACCAGCAATAGTTACTGTTTTATATTCCCAAGTATTAGCTACAGAAATTGTATAGGTAAAAGGATATGACCTAGTTACTGCGGCATTTCTTAAAGAGCCACCAAATGTTCCAGTCAAAGAACTACGAACCCAAAATGAAATAGTAATTGTTTGAGCATTAGCTGTACCCCAATTTAAATCAGATACATTAAAACCTTCAATTGCTTGATATAAATGAAAATAATCACTAGTAAGAACTGAATAAGAAGAAGCTGATGTTATTCCTGCATAATTTTTAAATCCTGTTGGCGGGGTGACTGCACCCGCATTTTGTTGTACTGTAACTTTACCAGTTTGAGCTGCTTGATAACACCATCTATCAAGAGTGTATATGCCGCTTCCAGCTCCAGTTGGTGTTGTAGAAGCACCAGCATTTCTCTGGTCTATCACCATCGCACCATTAATGATACGGTTCTTTAGCACAAAAGGTGACGCTGCAGCTCCTTGTAGAGATGAGTCGTTAAACGTAACTCCGTCTGTTCCATGTAGTACAAGAGACATTATACTGCTCCTAATTGTTCGTCTGTAGGTTTAGCAAGTGTTGGATGTTCCCATTTAGCTATGTAGTC